GTCCTGGTTCATTAAAATAATTTTCTTTATAACTTATTCCTCTATAACAAATAGCATATTTCATATAACTTCAAGTCCATCTTCCCTAACTACAGAAAAAACTCTATCTATGTAATTAACCGCAACCCCCATATTATTCAGATATTCATAATAAATTCCTTCTGGACATGGTTGCAAAATTCTTTCAGTATTTTTATAAATTTCATATGCATTCATATAAATATCCATTATCTTTGTATTTCCATATACAACCCAATCCCCATATCCACCACAACCACCAGGTCTATTAAGCAAATATATTAAATTTTCTTGAATTTTTGGTATGTTTAAATCACCTTTAAACATCATATCATATCTACATTTTATAACCAAATCATATTTTACATTATTGTGTTTTTCATATTCAGATTTTAACTTATTTGATTCACAGATTGAATATAACATACTCTTGGTATTCTGATCAAAAAAAGGAAAACTATATTTTAATGATTTTGGTTTATAAAAATCAATAACATCTTTTATTTTTTTATCATCAAAAATTCCATAATCACTTGCACACTGAGGATTATAAAAATTTTTATATTTTTCATTATCATACTTATGCCAGAAATGGCAAAAAACATCACAATTATACAAATCAAGCAAATGTTTTTTTATACTACCTTTAACTAATTCATGACTTCTTATTTGACCACTAAGACACAATGCAACTTTCATTGTTCAAACCACTCCTTTCTCCATTGTTGACCACCAGCAAAATGACGAATAATTACATCATCTCTTGGTATTTTATTTATTAAAAACTCACAAGAGGATTCTCCCTCAAGTTCAGTAACATTCCAAGCAGTCGGAAGAACTTCAACATGTTCATAAAGTTCTTCCAAAGAATAAATTGTCCATTCATCTTTTGATGAATGCCACCCAAAATCAGATAAATTCCAAAATGGTTCATCAGAATGTCTTTTAATTCCTGCAAGAGAATACCAAGATGCTTGTTCACGAAATTCATGCCAAAAACTATTCACATATCCAAATCTTTCATGTTTAGATACAGCATCATTGAGTGCTTTATATCTATCTTCTGAAAGAATATTTAAAATTAATTGTCTAGACCATTCATTAATTTTAATAGAAAAAGATCCCATACAATGAGTATTTCCAGAATCAATAGAATATGAAAAAGATTTTGTTGTCTCGTATGGAATATTTGTTTTTGCAACGCACATATCAGCATCAATATGGGTTACTATATCTCCATCTTCAATGTATCCCTCTTCAAGCATTTGCTCAAGAATAGTAAATTTTAACCAAGTATAACTTCCACGATACTTATAAAGATTTTCTTTCAATTCAAGATATTCAAATCCATGCTTTTCTGCATATTCTTGATTTCTTGGAGACATGTAAGTATCAAAGAAATTTTGCCTTTGATCTTTATAATCAGCAAAAACTAGTAATATTTTTTTCATTTAATTCTTTTCACAATATTTTTAAACATGCCTTCAAGAGCAAAATACTCTTCATATACCTTTCTTCCATTTTCTAATAACTTATTATATTCTACATCATCTATTGATTTTAGTATAGTATCAATATCTTCAATCTCATCTTCATTTACAGGAACACAAAAGTCATTCCAATCCAATTCATCAGTCCAAGGAAGATAATGAACATCTGAAATATAAACTGGGACAGTTCCTAATTGAAGAATTTCATACATTCTAAAACTACTCTTCCCATAACCTCTTGGAGCAAGTCCAAATTTACTAGAGCAGGTTATGTCCAGAAACTTCTTAAAGTTGTCCATAGGGACTGTCGTAGACCAATTTCCAGCAGAAATCTCATACCCTTCCTTTCCAGACAAATGATTACACATATCCATACGAATTGGATGAGTATCTCTAGAACCAACAAAAGAAGCAAGAATAGTTTTTTCTTTATTTGGAATTAATTCTTTTGGGATAGAACCACAAATCAAAGGAATAGGAATAATATTATCCCCTTCACGATTTCCACCAGCAGAAAAAATTAAAGTGTCTTCTGGAAATTTCTCAAAAGGTCCATCATCAAATTGAGATACTGTAAAATACTTTCCATTAGATGAAAGGACAGAATCTAATTGCTCTTGAACGTTTTCGTATTGCTGTCCTGCAAACATAGAATTGCAAAAATTATTCGTCCAAAAGACATCAATATACTGTCTATCTGTTTGAACATTTTCTTCATTCCATCTTTTGAAAAAATATTCCTCAAGATATTTTCCAGTATGGTATGGAGGATATGTTGGGGAAATAGATGCAGGTCTTAACGCATCATTATTCATAAGAACCATAATTTTTCCTCCTTAAATCTTTTAGTCTTTTCTTCTACACCTACCATCCAATTATTATGAACAATTAACGCATTCTCCTTTTTACCTTCAGTATAATACGCATAACCATTTGGAAACAAATCACGATTTAAAATTGCAGCATTATTTGGATATTTGTTAATCATTATTTCATTTATAATTAACTGATCATCGGCATCAATCGCAGAAGCACATTCACTTACTATTTGTTCACACTCTTTGGACTGATTAAATACCATAAACCCTGAGCACAAAGTAGATCCAGGACTATCTCCCTGAAAAAGAATTTCTTGATGTCCTGTTAAGTATTCAATTGGATTTTTAACAAAAACAATATCAGTATCAACCCAACACAATTCTTTATTTTCTTGATATATTTTTTTAATAATTTGCCATTTATTTTTTACAATTTGACGAAATCCACTACTTTCGTCAAATGTCCAATCCTGATACTCCAAAATAGATTGATTTAAATACAAAAAACAATTTTTATATTCTTTAAGTTGCTGATAAGAATTATCATCCAAACAAGCAATATAAAAATCATCCATATTGATTCCCACTTTCTCAGCAGAAATCAACATGTTTTTACAGATGTCTATACATCCACTATTTAAAAATGTTAAAAATTTCATAGGTTCATAATTTTTTCAATAGTTAAAGTTCTACCAATTGTTTTCCACCATTTTAAAACTTTTTGATAAGAATCAATATGATGTCCTTTGTGTGTTTCTTTATAAACTCCTGTATCTTCTCCCCAATATTTTGATTTTCTATCAAAAAATGTAGTAGTGAATTTTATTTCTTCTACGAATAAAGGAAGCACAAACACATTATATTGTAAGTCTTGACTATCTATAACACTTTTGGGTGTGTAATAAATTAAATGCTCTGCCAATGGAACCCAATCAAGGTTGCCTGGAAATTCCAATAAAAATTTACCATCCTTTATAAAAGTATCAATTAAAACTTTTGCAAACTTTCTTGAAACAATGTAAGCACCAACAGAAAAATCATCCCAAGTTCTTCTTCTCAATCGCACATCATCAGAATTTTCACTTGCACACATCAATTGAATGGAATCCCAATCTTTTGGTAGATTTTCAATAAATTCATTCCAAGTAAAATTCCAATATTGAACAGTTTCCAAACTTAGATCATCTTCACAAAAGAAACCATGAGGTTCATCAGTATTATTATACCAATAATTTATCATTCTAAGGTGTGAGGTTATTGCTCCCTTTGTCCCATCATCAAGATAATGAGTTTTTAATCCTTCTATTACATCATTTGTATTTTCAAATCTTTCAGATAAAAGAAATTGAAATGATTCAATACCATTATCTAAAAATTGTTTTTTTATGTTTTCTTGTCGTTCTTTGCTTTCTTTTAGACTTGCACAATAAATGTTTGGAAATTTATTAATTGGCATTTTCGAGATACCATTCATAAGTTTTTTCAATACCTTCACGGAGACCAATTTTAGGTTCCCAACCAAGAGATTTAATTTTATCCACGTTTAGAACTTTTCTTGGAGTTCCATTTGGTTTTGTTGTATCCCAATTAATATATCGGTCATAACCAACAACATCGGCAATTGTTTCTGCCAGTTGCTTAATTGTCACATCTTCACCAGTTCCAACATTGATATGTCCTTCTTCATCATATTTTTGCATACAAATATAGCAAGCTTCAGCAAGGTCATCAACATGAAGAAATTCCCGCATTGCAGAACCATCTCCCCATAGTTCAACCTCCCAATGTTTGCTATGACTAAGAGCATTATGAAACTTAGCAATCATCGCAGGAAGAACATGTGATGTTTTCAAATCAAAATTGTCATTAGGACCATAAAGATTTGTAGGCATCAAAGAGATGGCATTAAATCCGTACTGCTGACGATATGCCTGACACATTTTAATTCCAGCAATCTTTGCAATTGCATAGGCATCATTAGTTGGTTCCAGAGCACCAGTCATTAACTGATCTTCTCTAATTGGTTGTGTTGCAAACTTAGGATAAATGCAAGAAGAACCAAGAAACAGAAGTTTAGTTACATTCCAACGATTAGCAGACTCAATAATATTTGTTTGAATACGAATATTTTCAGTTAGGAAATCTGCCTTATAGTTATTGTTTGCCATAATGCCACCAACTTTGGCAGCAGCAATAAAAACATATTCTGGTTTTTTAAGTCTAAAAAAAGTATCAGTTGCGTCTCGATCTGTAAAATCTACAACTTGACGAGTACCTTTGATGATATTTTTATATCCTTTACTCTCAAGGTTTCTAACAATTGCAGAACCAACCATCCCATTGGCACCAGCAACCAAAATCCTACTATCACTGTCCATGAATACACATATCCTCAACTAATTGTTCAAAAGAAATCTTAGGTTCCCAACCTAGTTTTTCTTTTGCCTTAGAAGCATCACCCAATAAAGTCTCTACTTCAGTCGGTCTAAAATATTTAGGATTCACACGAATAACTGGTTTTCTGCTAAATTTTTCAACTCCAACTTCTTCAAGTCCTTCACCTTCCCATTCAATATGAAGACCAAAATAAGGTCCAGCAGCATTTACAAATTCTTTAACTGAATACTGTTTTCCAGTCGCAATTACAAAATCATCAGGTTCATCCTGTTGAAGCATTAACCACATTGCTTCTACAAAGTCCTTAGCATGTCCCCAATCCCTTTTAGCATTAAGATTACCAAGATGTAAACAATCTTGCATACCAACAGAAATACGAGAAAATGCTTGAGTAATCTTACGGGTCACAAAAGTTTCTCCTCGTCTTGGTGATTCGTGATTGAAAAGAATACCCGTACAAGCATACATTCCATATGCCTCACGATAGTTCTTTGTGATCCAATACCCATAAACCTTAGCACATCCATAAGGACTACGTGGGTAAAATGGTGTAGTTTCTTTTTGTGGAACTTCCTGCACTAAACCAAACATCTCTGATGTAGATGCTTGATAGATACGAACCTTATCTTCCATTCCAAGCAAACGAACTGCTTCAAGAACACGAAGAGTTCCAAGAGCATCTGTTTGTCCTGTATATTCAGGCATATCAAAAGAAACCTTTACATGACTTTGAGCACCAAGATTATAAATCTCATCAGGTTGAACTAACTGAATAACTCTAACAAGATTTGTTGAATCAGTTAAATCACCATAATGCAACTTTAGTTTATTGTAAATATGATCAATACGATGGGTATTAATGAGTGAACAACGACGAATAATGCCATGAACTTCATATCCTTTTTCTAGGAGCAGTTCGGCAAGATAAGATCCATCTTGACCTGTAATACCAGTAATTAAAGCAACTTTCATATAATAAAATATTTTGTACTATTATATCAAAAAAGGAGAGTTTATGCAACTCTCCTTTAATGTATGTAAGCATAGGGTCGTATTAAATACTGACTCCACCAGTACTTTTAAAGTCTCTCCGTGACTATGGGAATACTGGGAGTTGAACCCAGACTAACCCGTTATAAGCAGGCCGCTCTGACCATTAAGCTATACTCCCAAAAATTCAACAACCCTCTTCGTGATCCGTGTGTATTCGGATAAGGTCGTCAACTTCTTTATACTCACCATAAGGAATCATCATAGCATCTCCGTATTCGCTAGTGATAACAAAAGACTCTCCATTTTCTACTCTTTCTATTAGATTATCAAAGTCTTCTTGGAATTCTTCTACCGTAAACTTTTTCATTTGCTTCATTAATATAAGATTATCATATCAGTTATTGAAAGGTCTGTCAATATAATTATAAAAAATTAAAACTTATTCAAATGGTCTTCCAATCTATGTAATAGTTTTTCCATTTTAGGCATATCTGGAACTTCTAAATTTGACGCATAAAGATACTCATCCAATGCGATTGTAAGTAATTCAATATCACCCTTAGACAGGTTTGGGGATTCCCAACTCATTTAATTTCAAACTCCATTTTTCTAACTTTACGGTTTCTTCTTGCTTCTTGATATGCAAGATCTTCTCTTGTAAAAAGAGAAGAAGAATTATTTTTTAAATTTGGATTTGATATTAACTCTACCAAACTTAAATCTAATGCAGTAATTTTATCATCTTTTACTGTGGTTAAATTATCACATCCACAACACTTAGTCTGTGTTTGATGAGAGTGCAACTCTTTGTTGCACATTTTACATCTGACCTTTAACATTTTATATCATTCCTTTAAATTAGTCAAGTATTTACATTATACCATTAATTTTTATTCTAGAAAAGATCTCAACATCCAATGGAATTTGCCGTGCGTTTCCATTATAGTTTGAACTAAATTTGAAGTTGCATATTGTTTTTGTTTATCTGCTTCTTCTGAAATTTCTGTAAATATTTCTACAATCTTTTTATTATCATCTCTCAACTGCCTAACCATTTCCATAGCACCAATATCTTGGGCACTATTTGATGCTTGTTCAATTTGAGTTACTTCAGTAATTCTTGTGAGAGTGCTGACTGGTTTCATTCCCAAATATCTCATATGTTCTGTGAGAGTATCAATCTCTTCAAACATTTCATTATATTGTTCACCAAAGACAGTGTGTAGTTGATGAAAGTCTGGTCCAACAACATCCCAATGATAAATCCAAGTTTTTTGAAATAAAACAAAAAGTGATGCCTGAGCATCACTAAGTGATTTGAATAAAGTTTCCATTATACTTTTTGAAGTATTTATAAATGACCAAATACCAAAATCCCCCTTGTGGGGGATAAATGGTACTTACACCTTAAAGGTTATCAGAACTTGATACCAAGACCAGTTGTGAACACGGGACTATAAGTTCCGTTTGAACTACCATAACTGTTACCAGCATTGGTAGTGGGGAACTTAAGATCTGCAAAACCAACCAAGGAATCAGTAATACGACCTTCAACACCCAAAGCAAGAACAACTTGAGTCTGAGAACCAACAGCAGATTGATAATTGGAAGTGGTGTTATTCACAAAAGGAGTTTGAACACCAATACCACCATAGATGTTTGCACGACTTACTTTAGTTCCATTTGCAAGATTCTTGCGTGAAACGGAATAATCATAAGTAGCAAGAGCACCACCAGCAGCACCAATCTGTCCAGCAGGGTTACCAACAAAGTTGCCATAAGGGCGAATTGAAACTTCATTTCCCCAAGCAGTAGCAACAGGAAGACGTGCCTGAACAGTAGCACCGGAGATGGTTTGATTAGTACCATTACCACCGCCAGCAACTCCTTGCTTATTCAGCAGAACGCCAACACCTACATACTGACCAACTCCTTGTGCCTTACGAGCAGAAGCAACTTCCAGAGTCGTTACACGAGTATTAGTGGCAGCAATTTCTTTGGAGAATTGAGCACGAAGCGCGGCAGCAAGAGCAGCATCAGCAGCAGTCTGATACTCACTAATGCGATCCAGGCAAGCACTAGTCAGTGCAGCAAGTTGGGCACGAGTGGCAGGTTGTCCTGGTTGAAAAGTTCCATTAGGGAAACCAGCAACACATCCATAACGCGATACCAGATTTGAAACTGCCTGATAAGACCAGTCAGTAGGTTGCACATCACTCAGTTGAGAAACACTGGTGACTTGTGCCATAGCAGGAGCGGTCATTGCAGAAACAACAACGGCACTAGCAAAAAATGATTTAAAATTCATAAGATTGTATTAAGATTTACAACTACGAGGATTATTTAGTATTCCCAAAAAATTGGGAAAGCGAAATAGGAGATTCGAACTCCTGACGTTCTGCTTGGAAGGCAGACATTCTACCGCTGAATTAATTTCGCATCTTTTGGGCAGTCATCAACCCATGGAGCACACAATCTCATTTCACCTCCAAGAACTGATTGGGCATAAGACCCGTCTTGTGGTTTCTCTGAGTATCGTGGTGAAGGTATTTTAACCTTTCCATCATCTCCTGTCAATCGTTCATACTCTGCGATTGCTGCATCAACATCACGATTGATTCTTCTATCAAGTTTCTCTGGATCTTTAATCACAAAGTCGTTGAGAATAGTTTGTGGGAAATATCTTCTTTGAACTTCGTCAAGTAAGTCCCAAATACTATCTTGCTTAATACCACTACATTGGGAAAGTGTTGCAATAATAGAACTCAATACAATTCCTATGATTGCATATTGTTTTATATCTGGTTTTTGTTTTCCAAATTTAAACATAAGAAAGGAGAGCAGTAACACTCCCCTTATATATTAGACTTCTACTTGAACTAGTCGAGATGCATAATCATAGGCATAAGATGTGCGAGCACCATGATGCCCCCAACCAATCCAACTGTACGCATAGTCCATGTAAGAGTAAATTGATTTGCCGGGAGTTTTCATCTTCTCCTCAATCCTCTTCCACTGAACTTCATTTGTTAGATAACGAAGTTGCGTTTGAAGTGATGATGGAGAACCACCATACTTCTTAGCAAAATCACCCAATCCATAATAACGATTCGCAGATGTCCATTGAATCAAACCATAACCACCTGAGCAATTATAGTATGACGTTATACTACCACCTTCACAAACACTAGATTGGAATGTTGATTCCTGTTTAATGTTGCCCATGATGGTAGCAAGGGCGTTTCTGTCTTTGATTCCAATATCTTGGAAGTAATCAAGAGCATTTTGCTCTACATTTGAACACCCTTTACAAATTAACCTTTTCTCTTTTGGTTTTTCGGGAACAACCTCTTTGGTCGTTGTCTTGGTCTCAAACTCCTTAATCACAGAAAATGGTGGCGGGGCACTCAATGGGGGAGGAGGAAATAAACCAGGCAATGTTGCCGTATTGGTCGTAACCGCTGCCAAAAGGGGCAAGGTTACTGTAAAGAAATTTTGCATTTAAATTAATTGAACTCTACATCCCAATAGAAAGGGGGTACACCAACCCTCTCGGGAGGCACTTTCCTGGGCTCTAATTTTCACAATCAAATTCTCATAATATTAAAACCTACTCATAATAGGAATCCAAAAATGGATTTTTGCATTATATCAGAGTATTTAGAAATCATTAAAAATCTAAAAATTTTCCACTGATATAATCAAGTGATAATACTTCAAGGTTTTCTTTTTGAATTACCCAATCACGGATCTCATCATAGATACATTTCGCATCTCTTGCTCTACCCTCTTCACACAAATCGTGCATACGATCAATATGTTGTTGTATCGTATCATTACAGATTTTCTTGATATGAAGTCGCATTAAAGTAATCCTTCCTGAAATATCGATTCATGACATTTGAATTATAATACGCAGGAACTCCACTGTCAAGTGCTTCCGTCAGGACGTTATTTAAAAATAATTGCCTTGTCTCTTCATAGTTTGTCTTACCTAATGTCTTATGAAGAGACACTATAGTTCTTTGGAACTTATCCTTTCCATATTTCTTTATATCTTCTTTTAATTCAGGACAAGAACCATAATAATTTTTCCAATCACTTTCTTGTTTTACTTTTCTTTTCTTTCCTTTTGGTGTTCTAAAAGACCAAAAGTATTTTCTTCCCAAATATTTTCTTTGAGTTTCTTCACAACTTATCAAATAAACAAATCCAAAATTCTCTTGAATATCTTCTGTCTCAAAAACTTTTCCTTGATATAACCAAGGGTTTTCATAACTCATTCGGGCCCTTAATAATCTTCAAGTTATTTAGATATAACTTATCTTTCAACCCTAACAGAGTGATTATAGTCATAAAAAAAGCACCTGTCAAGGTGCTTAATAAATTGTAATATTATATCAATCTTCGTCTTTTGGTTTAAATCTTCCAATTTCAGGCATTGAGTGTTGTTGCTTACCACCTCTCTTAGCAACACTTGTTCTTACACTATTGATATTATCAAATCTTTGAAGTTCTTTCATTCTTGCCTTTCTTTCCTTAGAACCAACATCAGTTCTTAGTGCTTGTAGTTGTCCCTCTTCATTATCAAGGAGTTTGCTTTCCTTTCTCTTCATTTTAGCAACAGGAAGAGGTTTCTTTTCTTCCATAATACTTTCAAACCAACCCTCACTCATATTGTTGATAATCACATTTGCGTCATCAACTGTTGATGCAAAGTTGTTTTCGAGAATA